GATAAACTTATTAGCACGAGCAACATTACCTACAACCTTGTAACCATAGTACTTAGCTGTAGCTTGACGACCACCGTGATAAATAGCAAAGATATTACCGATGTTAGTGTAATTCTTAGCATACATTTGTGGTTCGTATTCTACCCGTAAAGTATAACCCTGTGATAAAGCGTCCCGAGTAAATGAAACCCCAATCTTATTAGCACTAGCACCAAAAACTTTAGAAGTAATAGTGATAGGACCCTCTTCTAGTGAAGCTTGCGTAGCATTTTCAACCCGCATAGCATAAACCTTACCACCATTTTGGTAGTAGTCACCAGTTGGATTCCAAATCAATTCCATTGCCTTTACTAAGTCACCAGAACCAAAGATCTTACGAGCGCTGGCAGATGACTTAATTTCATAAACATTATTAGGATTACCTTCTGTTGCTGAACCTAGCAAAAAGATATTCTTTTCTGAATCGGAAGATTGATTAGTTAAGGCTGAGTCATCATAACTCGTTTCTACATGAGGACGTGAATTATAAAACTTTGGGTAGATTCGCTTCATAGTATCAGATGAAGGAATTAGTGCCATTTTATCCCGTTCCTTTCTACTTAACAATATTAACCATTAATATAATGGTCTAATTCTTCAAGATATAAGTGCGGATCGTATACAAAAAGCATATCTTTTGAACGCATTAAGTTACTAAATCCAGCAAGCTGTATATCAGTTAATTTTCGATACTTAGCCATTCCCTTAACCGTAGCAAGAAACTCGTTTAAAGAATAAAGGGTTAACTTCTGATCTTTTTTCGCCAATCTATTCACCACCTAAAATAATCTTATCTAATGTTTGATTCATGTTCTGTTTAATCGTTTGGGTTACATGATAGTTTACAGTTAATCGGCGATAGTACAATTGTTGACCACCAAGACTATTCTCTGCTGTACTTACGTCTTGAACCATATCCATACCATTTAACTCAATACTAGGTAAAAAGACAGCGCCATTATCCTCTAATGACTTTCGCAAATAGGTTTCAATATAAACAAATATTCCAGAAAGACAACGAATAGTATTTGTATTATTGGAGATAAAATCTATTGTTACAGCTTCTATGGTATTTATACCTATTGGATAAGACTGACCTGTATTTTCTTCCTTAATTATATAGAACAAATCAAACTTAGAATCTTTATTATAGATAGGTAAATAAGGAATATAGACCTTATTATCCTTTACCTCATACACATTAGTTTGTGGAAGAGAATAAACATCTTTAATGGGTTGACTAGGCTGTAAATAAGCCTGCTTACCATCAACGATTATAGGTAGCTTCTCATGAGTTAGCTTACCACTATCATTAGAAGTTAAGTCCCCTTGATAGTTACCTAATACTGCATTATCCTCATCTTCCTGTGACCCCTTAAACTGTGCTAATAAAAAAGCTGTTTTAGGGGGAGTTTGAGGAAAAGCAAAGTAAAGAGGAATTTCAACCCCATGATTACCCTTTCCAATTCCGTATGTATTAATAAAGTTATCTACAATTTTGTCGGGAAGTTGGCTAAGTATTTCCTGTTTTATAATATAGGGATTGGCAAGTATACCTTTTAAGAGGGAATTAACCTCATCTACTATGTGCTGATCTACTAATTCAATACTCATTAACTATTCTCACCTGCCTTATTATATCTGTCTATAATCTTTTCAATTGCCTGTTGTACAACTTTAGCGACCTCTTGTGCTTGTTGTTCATTTTCTGTTTCTTGATTAATTTTTGCATTCATACCCGATTTATTGATAAGCCATGAGTTAGGATCTGACTTATTTGAAACGGTTCTGAAACTAACATAATGACCTCTAGTAGCTGAACTACCAAACTGTTCACGAGTCACACTAGTAGACTTCCATTGATAAGCAATTGGACTACTATTAACTCCCCCAGCATTAGATAAAATCTTTTGAAACCTAGCTATATTCTCATCTGCACTAGAAGTAGTACCAAACTCAGTATGACTAATAGTGTCCCATAATTTACGCCCAAAAGCTTGCCGATATTCTGTTGCACGATTTGAAATTGGTATTCTAATATACCAACCCCCATCTTTAGTAGGCTTAGCCTTAGGCGAACGAGCAAACGCCTGCTTTAAGTCATAAAAGCCAACATTCTCATTATTAGCGTCATTCAAAATTCGATAGGCAACAGATACACTAGATCCATTATCCCTAACTGCAAGATTACCAAAGGTCTTTTTTAATTCATTAGCTAAACCCTTAGTATACGATTCAGTGATCTGTTTCTCATCTACCTGTCTGTTAAAGAACTCATGGAGACCTCTAATAGACTCATTACTAATTAAATCTGATATTTGAGCCATTACTTAGCCTCCTAGGAAGTCGTCAAACTCATTCAATGTTGGGTTCTTAATTACAGACTGATTCTTACCGTCTGAGGTTGCCAAGTTAACATTAGAGAAGTAAAGATTTTCTCTTCTAATTAGTAATGTAGGAGGCATCCTAAAAATCTGGTGCTTACCAATTACAATTTGTGCCCCATCACGATTTACTACTTGAGGAAAAGAACGTAACTGAGCCTGTTTAATATTCTTAGGAACAATACTACTCATATCATTAGGATTAACATACTCATTACCTAATTGATCTTCTTCATTAATAACAGTCTCGTCTTCATTAACTGCACGAGTACCATTACCTAAAGCCCATAATTTTTGATTAAGCTTGTAATATTGTTGATAACGTAATTCTTTAATCATAGAGACGACATAAAAACGCTTAATAACTTCTAATGATAAAGTAATAACTTTACCTAATAAACTTTCGTCCTTAATCTCTAATTGATTACCTTCGTTAATTAGTAAGGAACTATCAACATCATCAATAGATTTTAATTCTCCATTTTCAATATAATAAGCTTCATTAATAGACGCTACATCAAAAGGTAAAAATAGACCATCTTGTAAACGTTCATTAGTCACATTAAATGTATAAGAATCATTAGTCGTCCACCCAGTAACTGTAATTCTGTCACCCGGTTTAATTCCCTGTTCAATTCCATTTACAGTAACTTGTGGCGTTGCTTTACTAGTACCTAAATTATCCATACCAGTAGGATTTAAGCTAAAATTCTTTTCATCACCTTGAATTGCCATATCAATTGTTCTTGGATGTAAATAAATCCAACCTTGACCATGACAAACAGGACAATTAGGCTGAGGTTGACCTGTCTGCTCATCTAAACAAGGACAATGATAAGCCTGCTCCCAAACAACGTTAACTGCGTGTTGCTGAATTAATTGAACTACCCTATCAATATCAAGAGGATTCATATTATTCTTAGCTGGGTAAAACGGATTAGCAGACTCTACTTTTTCATGCAAAGGATTATCAGCCATTATAATTTCACCTACTTTCTATTATCCTCTTTAATATAGGTTGAATTTAAAACACAAAAAAGACACCTAAATTAATAGGTGCCTTAGAAAATACAAAAGTAGTATATGGATGTAAATGTATTAAATCGAAATGAATTAATGAACCTACATACACTATAGTAACACAATATTTTCAAATTTCAATACGTTCAACGGGTATAATCACCATAATTACAACATAGTATCATCCGATAAACGAAACTTCTGGATCACCATAAAATCTATGTAAGCGTTTTTCAATATCTTTCATATCAACTTGAAGATTACGTATTTCACCAGCAGTTGCCGAATTTTCAGCTGACGAAGTTGTATTAACACCAGTACTTATACCGTCTACAGAAACATTATAAGAGGCTATACCGGGAGATAGTATTACTCTTCCATAGCGCTCAAGGACCTCAATTGCCCCTAGTTTAGCAATATAGCCCAACATATCTGGCTGAATCATCCAATCATAGTTAACCCCATCTTTACCAGTATGTGGCATCATACCAGCAACGTAAGTTACTCCTAACATTTGAGGAGCAAACTCCATTTGAGTAAAAGGACTAGGAGTCATTCCATAAGGAGAATTAATTAAAGGATAAATAGTAGGGTTAATAGTAGTATTAAGTCCTTGCATTAATACAGAAGGAGATACCTGTAATTGACCTGTACGATTAGTTACCTTAATCCACTCGTCTGGGATGTGCATAATATCTTGATTATTATAATAGAGTAATAAGTCCTTAACACTTAAAATAGGTCTCATTGTTGTATGTAGATAGGCAAAAGCATTAAAGTCTGAACGGTGATAGTCTAAACGGTCTACTTGCAATCGAGGAACAATCGCCACGTCAAAGATCTTTTCAGCCTGTGCAACCACCCGATTTAAAATCATCTTATAAAAACTGTCTGGATAAGGCTCATTAGTAACAGGGTCTACTAAGTCTCTTTCCATACCCATAAGTTCATTTTTAATTAATTCGATATTAATACCTAAAGAGTCTAGGGTTACGTCTTCATAATCACTTCCTAGAGCATAATCTGGATTACCATTATAAGTCTGGATTGCTCCGGGTTGTTTTTGTATTTGAAAATAGTTTCTTATATCTTCCTTAGACAAAATTTTAACCTGCCTTTCTGTTAAAGGTTTACCTAGTCTTAATATAAAAAGACTACTCATCTGAGCAGTCTTTGTTGTTTAACAGCTAATTTAGCATAGCTTTGATACTCTTTAATTGTGTATACAGACTTATAAGGAATAAAGAACGGATCATATTCCTTTAAATCATCTGGGGTCTCAATATGACCATGACCATTACCAATAACATGAGAACCGCCTAAGCTTAATTCTTCATCTGTTAGGGTATTAACTACTTGTTGTTCAAAGTCTTGGAACTCTCGAATAGAATTAGAGCAATGAAACAACATGATATGTTCATTAGAAAAGTCTAAGACAAATACTGAAATTATATTCATTTATACTTTACCATCTACAATAGCAAAAGGATCAATTAAAGAAGTTGGTAAATCATTAGTTATACCCTCTCCAATATAATAGCCAACAAAATCCTCAACAGGCTCAACGTCTTCTTTATAATCTGGTCTTAAAGCTAACAATTCAACATGACGAGGATTGTCACTTTCTACTAGCTGATGTTTTACATAATTACTAATAGGATAAATCCGATAAAGTAAGTCTGTTCTAACTTTATTTTGTGTTAAGAAATTCTCAACCCAGAAATTCTTTTGTTTTTTAGTATGCTTATCTTTAGAAAGTAAATCTTCCTGCAATTCCCTAAAAGTCCATAAGCCAGTGTCACGACCTTTTAATTCTTCAATAAGAAATCCAAAGAATTGATCTGCTAAATAACCCTCTGGATCAGCAATCTTGGAATTACGATCTGGATAAAGAGTTTCCTTATAATTCTTTTCTGGATTATATAGACGGGTAATGGTTTCAGAGTCATAAGTATGGTACTTGTGAACATTAACTCGATCTAAATAAACTTTAGGATAAACCCCAATAAAACCACGCTTATAAGCCCGTGACATACAAATATTACAAAGCTTTTCATCTTTATATTCACGCACATCTTCTACTTCTGGATTAGCATTATAATTTTCACGACATAAAGAATGATTATGATCCTCTGGATCAACAATGTGCCATTTCTTTTGTATACCTAAACGAAAAATTTTCATGATAATTTAGCCCTCAACTTTTCTAGCATAACTATTTCTACTATTGATATGCTACCCTATTTGTTTTTTAATTCTTCTCGTGTTTTAGCAGTTTCTTTACCATTTTCAGCATCTTCATTATCCTGTTCATTTGATGAATTGTCAAACTCAATATCAGTACCAAAACAATTAAGTACAAAACACGTAAGCACCCCAGAGATAATTGCCATTAGTATTGAATACCCAAACCAAGCACCCATTACAAATTGAATTACCGAAATATAACCAGCCGTTGAAGTCTTAATCATTCTCATTTTAATAACTTCCTTTCCTTAACTTATGTTTTAAGTATAACACTTTTAGTTGAATTTTCAACTACTTTTGTATAAAAAGATAAAATAAAAAAGACTGAACTAGCAGTCATTTATCTTAATATTAACTAATTAAATATGTAGCCAAAGGCTGATAAACAGATTTATAATGCTTAACTATATCCTTAGGCTTAGGAATATCAATTGTGTGTCCTTTAACCTCTCTACGGTTAACATCAATTGCCCTATGAATAGAAGAACGACTAGCTCCTACAATCTCTCGAACTTTAGTCATTCCCTCTACCCAGTTACCATCAACGATGAAATCATGATTATACTTAGGACTATTCTTAGCTTTTTCTACTAATTCTTTAGCAAGCTCCGAAGTGTAATCATCTGGTCTACAAAAGACAAAACCACCAAGAGAACCTTTCTTATCAGCTAAGCAGTGCTTAATATTACGTTCACCTACACCTAGAGTTTCTGCACATGAACGAATAGACTCAAACTGAAAGACTTGAATAGTCTTAGTACTAATAGCGTATACTGGGGCAAAATGCCTATTAACCTTTTTAACAACCTTAGGCTTAATAGGCTTAACTACTTCGCCATTATTGCCATTCCAATCATAGTTGGGAAAAGCTTTAAGTAATTCAGTCTCTGTATAAACCTTATTCTCTTGGCGATCACGAATTAATCTTTCTTCTGTATCACCTACTGAGTAGTGAATGCTATCTTGTTTAGGATAAGGTTCAATCTCAAATTTAAGGGTCTTACGAGCTTGCTTCTTAAAAGTCTTTGAACCTAAGAACATAATGTAACGATACTTAATTGAACGTAAGATAAAGAAACGGTAATGATGTCCCTTAACCCATTTACCACCTTTCTTATCTGGTCCGTTATAACAAAAAATACCAGAATCTGTCATTCCACAATACAAAAAATTAGTAGCTTGGTAAATTGCTCCTGTATGGTGCATACCTTGATCTGCAAAGGAAATAATAAACCAATTACCATCTTGTTCTTTCTTTAACTGTCTTAAAGTCCATGAGACAAACTTAGAAGTAATATTCTTTAAGTTTTGGCTTACTTCATCTTTTATGTATAGTCTGGATAGTTCTAAGGTATTATCTTTATTAGCTAAAGGCGAGATTGAAGAAGCTAAAGACTTACGTACATGGGTATAAGTAACCATTCCTACTAATTGATTTTGATAGTACATTCCATAAGCATACTTACAAGCTACTACTCGATGTAAATAATGATAGTTAACCATTAATCCATGCAAATCTAAAGGATTAACTTTCATAAAGCTAACGTCACTAAATTTGTCTACTTTATTCATAGTTAAATCTAACCCCTTACTCTTTAAATAATTCATTATTTGTTCTTCTGTACTTTCAGTATATGGTATTCTAATAAGCTTAATATTATGATCCTTACAATATTTATCCTTTAAACGATCTCTGTATTGTCTATTTTTATAACTGTCTCGCTTATCAAAAATCCTATTAGGACCATAATGTTGCTCACCATCATATTCTATACAAAGATTATAATCTGGTAAATAAAAGTCAAAAGGTAATTTACGATTACTATGTGGATTTATACAATCATCAAATCGCTTTTGAGAAATTGACTTAACTCCCCTTTTCTTTAATATCCGTTCAACCATTAATTCACCCTTAGAACGATTACAATATGGGCAACGCTCACCCCTAAGAAAACCATCAGGAGTCATTTTAAATACTCTATCACATTTATTATGCCTAATTAATATCTTAGTTTTATTATTCTTATATTTACCTAAAACAGTATATTCTTTATCTACTTGTCGATATACTTCCTGTTTAAATTGACTATCACTCTTTTTAACGTTGCCATAACAATATGGACACCTTTGACCTATTAAGAATTTAGAAGGTTTTACTTGATATACTTTTCCGCATTTTAAATGCTTAATAGTAACATTCGTTCTACTATTAACATAAGAAGTTAATAATTGGTATTCTCCCCCACCTTCTCTCTTAACCCTGTCTTCAAATTCAAGTTTACTCTTAATATTACGTACCCTACCGCCTCTTTTATAACGACAAGCTGGGCATCTCTGACCTACTGTTAAAAATAGATATGCAGACATCTTAAATACATTTCCACAGTCATTATGTCTAAAAGTAAGTTTGCTATCGGCGTTAACGTATATATCACTTAAAAGAGTATAGTGGTCACCAACCTGTTCTTTAACTTCTTTAAGAACTTGGCTATAAGTTTTCCTCTCATGGTGGTTTGGTTCACAAGTAGGGCATCTAGTACCTCTTAAAAAGTTGTTAGGGGCTACCTCCCACTCGGTATTACACCTATTATGTCTCATTAATACCTTAGTTTTACTGTTTTTATATTCACCTAGAACAGTATACTCGTCACCTACAAGACCATAAACTTCTTGTTTAAACTGCTTGGTTGTTTTCCTCTTAGTAGATCTTACCATTACTACTACCCCCTTACAAGTATTACTATACACCATATTAAATTAAATGTAAAGGGGGGTATACCAAACAATACGATATAGCATAAAAAAAAGACGTAAGAACTTAATCTCACGTCTTTTTATATTCTTATTTAATTCTAGTTA